CTGCCTTTACGGCATCAATTGTTAGATTTTCCATGATTGAAATTGTTTTTTAAGTTCGTTAATTGTAATTATATCTACGGGCTCGGCTTCTTTAATCTCCAAAGTAGGCTCGGCTGGCTTTAGAAATTCCAAAAGTGATTTAAGTTGATTTTCTAGTTTTTCAAGTGTTTCATCGGTTGCATCTGATGTCTTTACAAACTTCTCAAGTCTGCTAAGATATTCAAACGCATCCGCTTCACTTTTAAGGTCAATAAACGTAGTCTCAGGGTTAGCTCCCAAGAATTGGACTGCTGAGCCTTCGTACATCATTACTTCCTTAATTAGGTTCGCTTTAGCCTGTTGGTCGAACTGTTCTTTAATAGTTCTAAAACCAAACGAATGCTGGTTAATTAGCTCGCTCTCAATCATCTTCTGAAAGTCTTGGCCAGCTGAATGACTACCAATTTTAGCCTCGTAACGCAAGCCTTTATTGTCTTCGTAAAGATTGTTGATTTTTGCGACAACTTTATTTTTATCGTGGTCTAGCAAATACTTGATTAACTGCTTTCCTTGAGGGCCACGCTCCATTACAGTCTTGGTAAACGCTCCTGCCTCAATAACATCGCCATCGAGGTCTTTGTTACCGAAAACGGCAAAGTAACCCGAAACAATTCCTTGTTTCATGTCGCTATCTGTAAAGCCTTGGTTTAATCCTTTTTTTACAAAACCCATATCGCTAGTCTTTTCTAATTCCTTTAATTTATTTCTGCTCCAAGTCAAAGCAGCCCTACCCCCCCATGCATCGTACATCAATAACCCACAACCATCAGAATAAGATGAAGAAGATTCTAAATCAACTTCATGTCTGCTAAGATAGCTAAACATTCTTTTAATCGTATCAACCGAAATAGCCTCACCGTTTGCAAGCTGATTTGCCCTCTGCTTTCCGACCGGTGTTCCGCATGGCCCCCATCCGTTCTCATCAACATATTTCAGAACTCTTTTGGCATTATTTCTAACCGCCTCTGGATAATCGGAATACGTTTGCTCGGCTTTCTCTAGCATTGCTTATTCGTTTAGACAAATATACAAATAAATAAAATTAACAAACAAAACTGCTTACAGAACAAAAGTATCCTTAAAATACCTTCTAGCGTAGGATTCTGAAACGTAAACCACTACACATGAGCAGTTTATAGTCTGAGCAGCTCCTCCGTTTAAATCTCCAGGCTTGTCCATCAATACTTGAACCCCATTGGTAAAAAACACAAACGGCTGATCAAATCTTACGGGTTTATTCTGTGCTTGTATGTGCTGAATCCTTGGCTCCTTTGCACCTCCATGAATCCATATCTTCCATAATGCAGTACCTGTCTGATTTGCCCAATCTTGGGCCGAACGCTTCTTTCCTTCATTGTAAGCTCGTGTTGCTTCAGTTCTAGCAATTGCCCTAGCTCTCTTAATATCAGGAATCTGCTCAATTAACAACTCTTCAATCTGTCTAGGAGTTAATCCATCCTGAATACCTTGAGCAACTATCTCGTTAACTTTTTTTTGACTAGTGTCCGTTACATCAAAGATTAACTGACCTAAATTAACAATTACCCAGTTCTTTATAAACTCAAGCCAAGTGCTAAGAAAAAAATTATCTGGCAGAAACTTCTTCTCTCTATTGTCCTGACGAATCCGATTAAACTCTTTAGTCGCAGAATCAACAAATACAGCTTGATAAAACTTTACATAAGCATCTTGCATAGGCAACAAAGGCACAACTGGCTTTGCTTGCTCTTTTAATGCCTCAGTAAATATTTTTACTCCAAGGCGCTCGTATTTCTTCAAATCCGCTTGCGCCGACCTTCTAACCTTAGAGTAATTTATTTTATTCATTTTTTATGCTTGGAAGTCCACAAAGTCCGTTGTAGCGTTTCCTAGTGCCTCATCGCTTGGAAGTACGTTGTTAGGTATCCAATGCACATCCATTGCTGGGTCTTCGCTAGCGTGCCAGTTTAACAAGCTTCTAACCTCATTGCCTGTAAAATATGGAGATTTGCCATAAGTATCCAAAATAACCTGCACATCAGGTTGTAACTCCGAGAATGATGAAATATCAAAGTCAATCACATAATCCATCCCGTAAGACATACCTAGCCATTGCGTAAACTTCTCCTCAATCATTTGCAGCTGAGGCATAATCACATCGGTAACCAAAGCCTTCTGAGCTCCTTCCAAATTGGCATAGGTTGCGTTAGATGTAAACAAAACAGGGTTAACTCCCCACAGACCGCAAAGTGTTTGCAAATCCATGTTCTGAGAGTTGATAATATCCATCGCCACAGGACTCAATCCAATTGCATCGTAACGCAACGGAATTGAAGACGCAACAATCTTATTTAAGTTCTTATTACCGTTTATCCTCTCATCAATCCGCTCATCCATCTTAGCGCGCTGATCAGGGGATGGCCAGAACTCAGGGTTTGTGATATTCGGAGAAATAATGCCTTTCGCTCCTCCATTCTGGAAAGTCTTCTGCTTTGCCTCTGTCGCTTCGTTGTTAGCTTGTAATGTTGTTAAGCCAGCCAAGAGTGGAGGCATTCCACGAAGTTGAGCGCCATTCAAATCCCAAGTTAAATTTGTGGTTTTAATATGCAAAACTTCATTTGCTGGTATCTCAATGTTCTGGTCTCCAATTATCAATTTGTAACCTCTTACAGGCTCAAATAAACTTCCAGCCACTAACTCGACATAGTTAGACGGCAAAACGTACATCTCCTTAATTTTGCCCTTATTTAGGCCGTCTTGAGGGGCAAAGCCGTAAACAAATATCTCGCCGCTAGTATTGTACCACGTTAGCATAGAATCCAAGAATTCCGCCCAAGTTTGCATCGGATTCGGATTCTTAATCAACTGGCTTACTGGATCGGTATAACTTACATCTTCAAGCTCCTTCTTTCTAAATGCTATGCTTTGCAATCTGTTAAGCTCTTTTGAATTATATTTTCCTCCTCTGTATTTTTTAGCTGCTTGGGTCTCTCTGTATACGTATGTAGGGCACTGCTTGCCTTTCTCGGCTATCTTTCGAATAATTGAGTAAACAAGCGCGTTTCCTTTGTATCCTTTGTCTATAAATGTTTGTTGATTTGAGTCATACCAAACAACCATCGTGGAGGCCGTAAATTGGCCATAAAGTATTTGATTGAGTAGGTTTACATCGGGTTTCTGAGGTGTCGAAATAACCGTAGGAGTAATGTATGACCTTAGAGCCTTTAATAGCATAGCATATTCGTTTTAGCAAATATACTTATTTATTCTTTTCTAAAAATGTAACTCCGTAAAACCAAGTTACTACCATAACAGCGCGAGCGCTCCAATGCCAATTAAATACGTTAAAATCCAATGTCACGAAAACTATAAATAAATAAGTAATTAACATTAAGATAAGCGCGGCAATTGTTTCTTTTTTCATATTGAGAATTCAAAGTTATTTTTTACCATTAGTTCTGTTAATCCCCAAACAAGGGCATCGACTCGATCGGGTGATTTTCCTTTATCGGGGTTAAAGGTTACCATTTGCGATTCCAATATAGGAAAACTTCCAACGTGATATATTTGACCTTGCTCGTATAATGAATAAACGGGCTCGGCTCTCACATATTTTCCCTTTGTCGCAGTTACTAGCTTTATTCTATAGTTTGAGCCTTGCGACTTTAATACAGCTTCTACCATGTCACCACCTTGGTTCTTTTCAGCTACTATGCAATCGGCGTTCCACCTAAACGCGGCGTCGTTGGCTACCTTTGCCCAATGATTCGGGCTATACTTTCCGCTAAGGTCTTCGAGTATATAGCCGAAACCTTCCTTATCTTTGCCGACAATTATTATTCCTGTTTCGTCGCTTTGCATATTTGCAGTTACGGCTGGATCGATTGCGACTATTATCCTAGAAAGATTCGGAGCTTCATCTATTCTAGCTTTTCCGATTATCGCTCGATTCCATAGCATGCCTTCGGCATCATCCAACCAAGTACCTAAAAATAGGTGCTCATATCTTGCTCTATTTTCTCTTTTGGTTTTTTCCGCGGCTTGTATGAATGAATCGGATAAGTTCTCTTTGTTGTCTATGTATGTGGTATGAATATAGGTAGTATCTTCTCTTTTCTTTTTTACGAAATCGTTGTATATCCAATGGCTTTTGTAAGACGGATTCATTACTAGAATCACGCGGTTTGCGTTATCCTTCGCACGTATCGATAAATCTACTTTATCAAATACGTCGGAGTCGGTTAATTCCTCCGCCTCATCGATAACCCAAGTTGATAAACCGGCAATCGATTTAAGGTTCGCAGTGTTAACGCCTGAACTCGTTTTAATACCACGAAATAGTATTTTCGATCCTGTTAATTTATTTATTATTTCGCTTTGCGTTACTTCGAAATCATTAACTTTTCCCATTATTTCTATCTTGTCTAAAAATTCGGGGATTATCGAAATAAACGCGGAAACCAACGTATAACGCGTAAACAAAATAACGTGTCCTTTTTGATAAGTTAGATTTAACAGAAATAACGCCAAAGTCCAAGATTTACCCGATCCACGTCCGCCGGTGATAAGATAATACCTTGTATCCGGCGTTTCATAAAATAATGGCTTATAGTCTTCGAGTAAGTTGATCATTTAGAAAAGATAGGTTTGTTGATTATCAATTACCAAAGGTTCTTTTCCTTCCAGCGGAATTAAAGCCTTATTTTCGCTTTGTTCGTCATCGTCATCATTTATCACCTTTGCGGCTTCGATCGCCGCATTTCGCCCAATCCATTGAATAGGAGGAGCGATTTTTTCGCCGTTACTCGTGACGTCAATTTGTTGCTTCGGCAATCCAAACCGGTAAGAAAGCCAAAGTTTCAGCGCGTTCGTGTCACCTTGTGCGCACTTCATCAAAAGCGCTTCCCAAATTTTATTGGGTACACAAATAGCGTCCATTTGTTCTATCAACTTGATTTCCTGTATTTTAGGAGGTCTACCTGAATTGGGCCTTGGTCCGCCGCGTTGTTTCTTTTCCATATATTACAAAGGTGTGCACAAAAAAATAGGTTTAATTTGGTTAATCAAACCAAAGGT